ACCGCTGCTGTTATTGCAGTATTTGCAATTGTTAATCTATTCGATCCACCTATAGCTAATGCTAAACTACTATTAGGACTATTAATGTAAGAACCTGTGGCAACAGCATACGCGATTTGTAATTGTGTTGTGGGTGTTGCATCTTCAAAATAAAGCATTGGTATAGTTTGCTTTAAATATAAATCACCAGTAATTCTATTACCGGAACCAGCAGTGAGAGGAAGATAACTTGCTAAAGAAGCGGCAGTAGCAAAGTAAGCTGCGTTATGTGATTCTAATAAGTCTGAATTAGCTGCATGTAGATTAGTACATACAGTTGTGGAATCAACTGTAATGGGTGCTGTACCTGTGGTTACATCTGAATGAATAGCTACCGCTGCTGTTATTGCAGTATTTGCAATTGTTAATCTATTCGATCCACCTATAGCTAATGCTAAACTACTATTAGGACTATTAATGTAAGAACCTGTGGCAACAGCATACGCGATTTGTAATTGTGTTGTGGGTGTTGCATCTTCAAAATAAAGCATTGGTATAGTTTGCTTTAAATATAAATCACCAGTAATTCTATTACCGGAACCAGCAGTGAGAGGAAGATAACTTGCTAAGTCGGCACTAGCCGCAAATCCAGTATGTCCTGCTGAAGCGTAGTCGAGTTGTGTTAATGTTGAATGTGCCACACCTCCCGCACCCGAACCAATTTCAGTCCACACAGAATTTTTATTATAATAAAGTAAGTTGTCATCAGTATCATAATATATTCCACCTAGTCCCAAATTATCTGGTGCGACAGCAGAATTTTCAAAACGAATATTACGTAATTGATATCCACAAAAATCTTGTGAACCAATCAATGGTGTTGATGCATCTTTTCTTAATAAAGAAGTTGGATCAATTTTTTCCATTTCAATATTAATTTTTTCAATCGAATCTTGTACCGTTGTTTGCTGCATAGGATTTTTTAATGGTTTTGTTGAAATTAATATGCGCGTTCCCGGTCTAGGCCATTGTTCTTCAACCATATAAATAATACTACCATTAGCAGCATAAGTAAGACTTCGCCCACTTATTATATCCGTTACGTCTGCTTGTGAACCAAGAATGGGATATAGAATTGAATCCATAACGGAAAATGATACTTCTTGTATTGGTATTTCCCAAAACGGAACGGTATTAGCAAAATTTACTAATTTAGATGCCCAATTACCTAAATCGGTAGAGTTAACGGTATCGCTTTTACGTATTACCTTACTTCTTTTTACATATGCTGCTTGTGATGCTGTGTTATCTGATGTACTCGAATTTGATGATGTTTGATATGTGAATGTTATATGTAAAGTTCCCTCAGCCACAACAGGTTCGGTTCCTTTAGTAAACCATATTCCGTTTGATAATACGGTAAATTCATTACTATTCCATGAAGTTTGTGGATATGTGCCTGTTCCCGTAACGATGACATTTTCAGGTTTTACACTGCCCGCTGTAAGTGTATATGCTACACCACCTGTTGGAGTTTTATTTTCTGTTGTAGTAATTTGATTTGATCCACCAATCAATGTAACATCATTGATAAGATTTGTTGCATCATTTTTCCATTCCATTCCACCGAGTATAGCGGTATTAATTGTATTATCGAATGTTTGTAATGCACCCGCAGATTTAGGTTGGAATACTATTGTCTGAGTTGTTGTAGGATCATAATAACCATACCAACCAATTAAATTTAAAATATAACTTATGCGCTCAAAAATATTTTGATTATTTGAATAAAATTTCTCCACATTTAGCGGCGCTGGTGTTGCGGCATTATTTGAAGCGGTAAGTCCTGCTGCGGTACATAATGCTGTTAGAACGGTTTTAACGGCGGTTGTTGACTCATAATCTTGTGTTGTTGTGCCAGTTGTCCATATCGCTTTAACGAATAAATCATCTGCGGTAATTTGTACCCGAGGACCATCAACTTCTTTTGTGTTTACATAACCTCTAAAAATTCTATCTGCATCAGCGTTACCAACGGGTAGGGTATCTTTATGCCATATTCGTATTTCTTTGCCCGGACCTAATACTGCATCATTTGAGGTATTAGTATCCTTCATAAATTCGATGGTTACAGAACTTATGCTTTCACCAAAGTTTTTTGGATATTTAATATTCAAAATAGATTGTGTGGCACTTGAATCATCTAAAGTTGTTGATGATGCGAAACCGTCAGGACCGACATCAACCCTAACATATGCCTTCATGCTGTTGATCCTTCTATCATTTCAAGAGTATAATTTACTTCTGAGGGTTCGCCGGCATTATAATTCCATGTAAAATTTTTCATAACTACATTATACGATAAGTCAATATTAGATGATGCGGCTCCCATGGAGGCGGTAAATAATGTTGTTCTTTTTGGTGTTGTGTTATAATATTGCTGTCCGTTTAGCCTAGTTTCAACATCGAGAATAAACCTTTTTAATTGTGTTGGCGTTCCTTGTGCGCTTCCAGTAAGAACTATATTTCGAGTTACCCCCATAATATCCCATGCTACGGCATAATTAGAATCTCTATTTGGGAAGGGCATAGTTTGTAACATACTTTCTTTTGACATTCGCATTGTTTCAACTTGAGTATTACCATATGATGAGTGTTGTGAGGCTTGTAGTGGTATATTACATGCGGGTGTTGTCGCGCTTAACGTATATATCATTCCACTAATTACGCTACTAGTTGTCATATTACCACGTCCTTGTATTATTAGTTTTTAGAGCTTTATCTATTTGTGTTCGTATCATGGATTCAATTTTTTGCTCATCCATTATACCATTTACTGATATATTTATTGATTGATTACTATCTGATTTATTATTTATTGCTTGCCCTAAGCCAAGTTTATTATTTGGTATAATAGTTCCACCCGTGTTGGGCATGAATAATTCGGGTCCCAATTCACCAACAATATACGGCTTACCAGCACTAACCGGTCCGCCCGAAGCAGCATATCCTATAGCCGCATTAGGTTTATATGGATTTATTGCGCCATCTTTTGGCTTACCAGTAGGACCATAGAGACCTTTATTGTATATTTCTCTCGCTTTTTCAAGTTCTTTAATTAATGCTTCACCACCAAAAAATGCGCCTACACCGACAAGAATACCGACAGCAAGTGCGGCCCAAAATGGCGCGCCAAATATTAGTGCAATTCCAGCAACAAAAATGGCTACTAATCCCGCGGCAATAGCATCTTCATCGGTACCACCTAAAGCTTTTACAAGGAGTGCGGTTAACGCTCCAGCGATAAGCGCCGTACCTAATAAACCAACTAAAGTTGTTGCACCTATAGCGGTAGTTGCTAGAGTTGTTAATGCTGTTGCTATTGCAGTACCTCCAAGTGCCGATGTTGCGGTTCCTAAAATTGCGGCTATCGCCCATTTAGTCAAAGCGAGCGCCACCATAGCGCCACCCATAGCACCAGCTAACGCTAATATTAAGCCAACTATTGCTGCAATTATCATTCCGCCCATACCACTACCTGAAAGTTCACCTAAGAAAAATCCAAAATCTAACACCATTCTAGCAATAGGTAATAATATCATTGCTAATAAATCCGCTAAAGGTTTTAGAATAAGTAAAAATCCAAAACCCAACATTTTTAAAACGCCACTAAGAATTGACGGAACGTTACTGAGTGTATAATATATTCCTGTTAATAGCGCAAGGGTTTTTAATGTAGAATCTTTATTAAATACTGATTCCTTTTTATCTTCTGGCGATTGTGCTGGTGGTTTTCCGGTTCCACTTATCGTTTGATCTATAGATGGTGCGGCTACATTTGTTGATTTTATTCCTAAAAATGATCTTAAAGGTTTAAAAAGTTTTTCAAATAGTGCGCGTGATTTTTCGATGGCTTCTTCCATATGTTTTTCAAAATCATCACCTACCTTTTTACTACCTTTTTTAAATTCTTTCTGTAAAGTTTTTTCGATCTTGTTATCTACTTCAGCTTCAATTACAACCTTAAAGTGACCGATATCTTCAGACATTTTTTAACCATTCATTGTAATTATGTACCATATTATAAAAGTTCCGATATTGCCTTTTTAATGGTGTTTTCCATATTAGTATTGGTATATTCGGTGTATAAGGGTATGAGTCTTAAGTATATATCAATTTCATACATACTAAGGGCATCCACAATTTGTGGTGAGATACCCATTGTCATAAACCAAAATTTTAAAATATAAGGATTAATTTCATTATCACTTTTTAATCCCTTCCAACAACTCCTTATAATTTTTTTTTATCCTTTTTCAAATTATTATATTCATCAATTTGCTCAAAGATATAGTCACCTAAAACAGTTGTTAATTCATTTTGTATGTATTCTGCTGTAATTGGAAATGGTGCAGCAACAACACATTTTTGCAACATTAAGTTTCTAAGTTGTCCATATTTTGGTGCAACCTCAACATTTTTTCCTTTAATATTAACATTCGCCACTATATCTAAAATATCATTTTGTTGTCCAAACGTTAATCGCTTTATTGTTATTTCTGGCGTTCCTTCGCCATCCCAGAATTCGCTTATATCTAAAATTCTTGTCATATTTTAGGGCTCCACTGATATATCATTAACACACTGAATTATTAAAGTTTCAGGTATGATATCAATTGTTTCCATCTGTTCTTGCTCTACAGCTTGCGTTCCAAACCCATGCCGATCAATAACTGCATGCCCGAAGTGGAATAAATATTTTCGCATCTCTGATGACACTTCACCATTATCAAGACTAATTGTCATTCCGACTTGGCCAGAAATATGTCCACTAGTTGGTCCGGTTGTCTTACCATATGCTGATTGTAGATATGTTGCAGGATCATCGAATGCATGTGTGGTTGTTACATCGTATGTTCTTTGACGCATATCATAACGTGAACCAATTCTATTGCCTAATGAATGTTTTATAGCTGCATTATTTGTAATCGTTAATTCAACTGATTCGGTTTCAGCAATTGTACTACCAGTAGGATATTGAAATGATCCATACGAGAAAGGATAAACGCCGCCACTTGATTGATATTGAGATACACTACTTGATGTTAAAAATTCATTTGCATACATCATAGTTAAAGATACTTTTGCGGGTTCATCTCCAACTGCTGTTGAAATTTTACAATCACCAATTACACAACCAAGATATTTTCTTACATATCCCGAATAACTACCATCTCCAAAACCATTTTCAATTGTTATTGACGGTGGTTTATTTGCTTCAGTAAAGGTATGATAATATGGATTTGTTCCCGAAGTGCTTACTGCACCTAAAACGCCCCTCATGAACCAGGGATCACTTAAGTCAAATTCTAAGCTTAACGCACCTTCAAATTTATTAGCAAATGACCCAACAGCACTTCGACTACCTAATCTAAAAATCCGCTTCATGTTGTTCTTAAGATCAACACTTCTTATCGTGAGATTTTCACCAAAAGTTTTATTGGTAATCGCGCCGCTTGCAAAGACATCCTCATATCCAAAATGGACATATGCGTGTTCTCCGCCTACCATGATGGCTCACCAACTGTTATATTGTCTATCATAATTATACCTTTACTTACTTACTATTTATTAATAGTGAATTTCACTACTTCTAAAAGTATAAATTTCATTTATAAGTAAAGATAAATTAAAAAGAGTTATATTGTAGTACGATATTTTAACATTGAAACTTCCACAATGTATTGATGGAAATTTATATAGGATGCAATTTTCCTTTCGCCGCTTTTCTTAAAAATATCAAAGCCGGATAAGGTTTTTCTATTTGCCCGGATTATTCGTTTAATTTCATCTCTGTCGGCTAACATTCTATCGCGAGATTTCGAACGTATATCTATCGTCACATAGACTTCATTCTGATATGAAGTATAACCAAGTGATTTTGGCGTTTCAATCACATTAAGGGTATAGATTTTTATGGCATCATATTGACCGAAATCATGAAGTTTAATGGTGTCATCATAATAGAACTTAGGGAGTGCGGCATTTGCCTCGTTCCAATTATCATTGAGTACATTATATATTAAAAGTTCTTCATCGGTCATTTTAATACTCCAAGTTTTATTAAATCATTTTTTCTTAATATTTCTAAATCCCATGGATATTGTTCTAAAAATTTATTAATTTTATCTTGAGCTTTATCCGTCATATATCCTTTTATTTCTATAAATTGTTCTGTTGCGGGTAAAAAGAAATCCGGTGTATAAGTTGTATCGCCTAAATCAAAAGTTTCCATTTCATACATCCATAGAATGTTTTTAGAATCTAAATATTTAACATACGCAAGTTCATAAGATGATCTTAAATAAATTTTACCTTGTAATGGTGAATTATAATGACATCCTTTACCGTAACCCGCTCGATGTGATGGTGGAATTCCAAATCTTGAAGATTTTTTACCAGATTGATCAGGTTGATTATCGCGAAGTTTTTGTTTTGTTATTTCAGATGGATGTGTTCCAATTCTTTTCACACGGATTTTTTCTCTTGTCTCCTCAGAACACACTTTTCCTAAATGTTTTTCTCGATTTTTTTGATTAGATTCTTGCGTATGTTGTTTACCAAATCTAAAACTATTATTTCCAGTTTTTCCAAGCCACGGATTATTTTCACGATTTTTTTGTTTAGAATTTTCAGAACGGGGTTTTCCTTTTGAATAGTGATGATTAATATATTTAGGAATACCTTGCCATTTATGGTACACATTTATAATAATTTCACCACCACAACTACAAGCGCAAAATATTTTTGGTTTACCATCCTCTAACCATTTTGTGTAAGTTTCATGCATATTATATCTCTATATGTTTTACTACTATAAAGCATTTTTTTATTAGAAATACCTGGGAGATATTATTTGTTCGTGTTTATTCAATCGCTTATCAGCTTGTTCTATCCATTTTTCCCATCGATCTTTGGTATCTAGTACTGATCCCATAACATTTTGTGGATATACCACATTTAAATCTTCTTTTCCACCAATAATATATGCCGCTGTTAATAAGATTGTCGCCATTCGTATATCGCCTTCAACGGAAGTTTTACCATAATCATAGGTAACACGAACGTTTGAACGTTGGCGTAACGGGTAGTGGTTAACGAAGTATATTATACCGCGCTCATAATTTATCCAATAATCCTGCGCACGACCTTCAGTATAAGTGGTGATAAAATCTACCCATGTACTACCATCCCATACTTCAATTTTATTAGTTCCGGAAACAAAAGGTCTAATGTCTCGATGTTTTAAATAAAGTGCAATTCTTGTTGAATAATCGTATGGATACGCGCCGTATCCCTGATATCGGTCCTGTATGCGGACATCATGAGTTTCATTTGTTACGCGAGTTTTACGCCATGTATTATGTGTTTTTTCATCAACCTGATCACACACATCTTTAATTATTTGCTCAACTTCATATCTTGTTGGATTAGTAGTATCAGTAAATGCGGGTCTACCCATAAATGAGGCAACTTCACGCGGCGTACAATAAAATTCATCTGTAGATTGGAAGGGATCTGAATAAGAACTATAAACTAAATTACCACCATCATAAAAGCGTATTCTATACCAGGTAAATGAAGTACCGTTTTCATCAAAATAAGTATTATTAGTAATATTTTGGGAAGTTAGTAATGAATAATTTGTGCTTTGTTCTACACTACCTTCGATTAATGCACACGTCCACGACGTTTCCGTATTTGGTATTTGAAATGCTATGTAATTTCCCATGATATCTATTAAATATAAATTTCATTTATATGGAACGATAAATTTAATCTTCATAACTCATAACTTTTATACCATCACAATAACTATTAACTTTTATAGGTATACACATTCCAGTAACAACAAAAGGTTTAAATGTCACCATCTTTAATAAACAACAATCAACAAAACAATTATTAATAATATCAGATTTATATAATATACTATCAATCTCATAACTACTAATATTATTTAACTTTTGTAATAATATATCCATAGTACAATTTTCATTTATATTCAATTGTTTTAATATGGTGTCAATGCTATCATCGCGATTTATATCTAATTGTTTTAATATAGTATTAATAATATATTCTTGATTAATATTTAATTGTTTTAATAATATATCAATATTGTTAATTGTACTAATACCTAGTTTCTTTAAAATGGCATCAATATCATAACCATTAATGATATTTAACTTTTGTAATAAAATATCAATCTTATCAGTAGATGTAACATTTAACTTTTGTAATAAAATATTAATTTTATTTGTGGTCGTAATACCCAATTTTGATAGGATGGTATTAATTTCATAACCATTAGTAATACCTAATTTTAATAAAACGGTGTCGATCTTATCCGCAGAGGTAATACCTAATTTTAATAAAACGGTGTCGATCTTATCCGTTGATATGATACCCAATTTTGATAGGATGGTATTAATTTCATAACCATTAGTAATACCTAATTTTAATAAAACGGTGTCGATCTTATCCGCAGATGTAATGCCCAATTTTAATAAAATGGTATCAATTTTATCAGTGTTAGTAATATTTAATTGTTTTAATAATGCATCAATTTTATCGGTGTTAGTGATATTTAATTGTTTTAATAATGCATCAATTTTATCGGTGTTAGTGATATTTAATTTTTGTAATATTATATCATTCTTATAATTATTAATAATATTAAGTTTTTGTAATAATGTATCGATGTTATAAGTATTCGTATAAGTTATAGGCGCATTTGATAAATAAATATAAAGACATGTAGAACCTACATCTGTTGAATTAGGTCCAATATACCAAGTGGTAGCTGGACTACCCGTTATTTCCTGAATGTCAATATAATCACATCCTGTGATTGCTCCACCGCCTGCTTTCGCAAGGATTGTGTGAGTTGTCAAAGATGTATTACTGATGATTATATGAGCAACATCCGTACCAAGTGCTGTAAATGTATTGACTGTAGTAGTTATAGAATTAGTAAATTTAACTGTTCTTCCGGCATCTATTTTAAAATCATTAAAAGTATTTGAACCCTCAACTGTTGTGATTCCTGTATTAGCGGTTGCTATCCACAAATTATAATATGTCTTTCCACCACCTCTAAATCCCTTTGCATATGTCGAATTTCCTGTAAACTTTATTGTAGATGTTCCACATAATAATGTAAGGTTCGTTCCATCATATATGTTCCAAAGAGAACTTCCGTTATTATGACCATTAAAAGTCCATATACCATTCCCTAAATCAAGTGTTCTAACTGTGGTGGAACTACAAACAAAATCAGAATTTAAAGTTACATTGAAATCATTTGCATCAAATGTTCCTACGAAGTGTTGCCATTGTACTACTCCAACACCAGTATTCTCAAAATCACTTGCAAGTTGTATTGTACTTGAATTAAACGCATAAGTATCAAATACCTTTGCCCATACTTTTCCTGCACTATTTATTGTCTTTATACCACTATAATTTATAAAAGTGTATTTTGGGGTTGATGCCGTCAAAACCATTCCCGCAATCAAAGTAATAGAACCATATACAGAACATGTAGTTGAAGTTGTCCATGTTGGTGTATTAGTTGCTCCAGTAAAATTAACACTTCCAATCCGTGGCATATCTTGAGTTAATACCATACTAGCGGCACCAAAAGAATCTGCATTAAGTATAGCAGTATCTTGTGGTAAAGGAACTCTTCCAGCTCCACCAGAACCGCCCGTTCCTAAGAACCAATTTCCAAAAGTTGACCAACTATCATTACCACTTGCTTTATAGAAATATTGATTTGCTGCTGTTGTGAAGGCGGCATCGCCAAGAGCTTGCATTGTGTTTCCACCACAATTACCAGAACCGCCAGTTGCCGCAGACATATCCCAAGTTGCCGCACCGGCTCCAGTGATGTCTTGGAAATCAGCATTTGTTACTGATATTGCGGCTGCGGTTATCGTACTTACAGTTCCAAGAGTATTGGATTTAACTAAAAGTCTATTTATAGCAGAGTTACCATTTACAGTTAGTGTTCCACTTACTGTGATATTAGAAGCAATGGTTAAGGTATCGGTTTTGCTCGCAGTCCCAGTTCTTATTAAAATGTAAAAGGTAAATGCACCAGTAATTGTATGTGCGGTAGATGATAATGTTACAGTTTTACTATTTGTGGTTGCATCAAAAGTCCCCGCTGTTAATGTTAAGTTTTTTGCTCCAGCAATAGTTAAATTATCAATTAATTGAAAGGTTGTATCGGCATCATTAAAAATAAGTGAACTTAAAATTATAACACTATTAGTTGTAATTGTTGCTATTCCAGATGTTTTAAGGAATGTAATGTTTCCAGTATAGGTTTTAGTTATTCCCGCAGTTCCACCCGATAAATTCATACTTCCATATATATTTAAATCGGAAGACCCCGCCCACGTAACCTTTGTTGCATCTGCCGGATCAGGCCCATCCATTGTAAAGTCAAGACAGTTTGCAGTAGCAACTATTGTAACGGTATAAGCCGCATTATCCACGGATGAAGATGTATTAAAAGTAGCATCATCATAAATATTGGGGGCAATTTGCCCCATAGTACCGCCTGATGTTAAAGCCCAATGATTCGCACCATCTGACCAATTCCCTGTCCCACCCACCCAATATCTATCATAGGTAAATGTTATGCCTGTGTTATTTCCTAAGTCACTTGCTGTTACTGTTGGAACTGCTGGAGCACCGGCGCCTGTAAATCCAGTATCTACAAACACACATTTATCAATTACATAGGTTGCTGCGGAATAATTTACTTTTGATCCCGCAGTACCAGTCAATATATATAAAGGAGAAGATGCGGATGTTCCAGTCATAGTAATTGTACCAGAACAAGTAATAACATCGGCACTTGTATTTCGTAGTTTAAACGTTCCAACATTTAAAATACTAAGATTAGATAGATTACTTATAGTACTTGCGTGTTTGTTTATATATGTATAATTACCTGTAAATGTTAGTCCAAAACCACCACAATTAAGCGCACTATTATATAAATATAAAGATGGTGTGACTGCATTTACCGAAGAAGATAATGTCAAATCACTCCCCAAGGTTAAAGTTATCGTCTGAGGACTAACTCTAGCCGGTATTACTACTCCATTTGTAGTAAATGTACAGGTACCTATTAATCTAAGGAATCCATCATATGTAAAACCCATACCTAAAACTAAAGTTACATTTCCAGATATCACAAGCTCGCTGCCGCCAGCCATTGATGGTGTTCCACTTGCCGGGTTTGTCCAAGTCATACTTGCACAATAGGCTGTGACATTTACTGTCATCGTATAATCTGTTGAGTGTGAGGCAGCGTCAAAGATTACATTATCTCCAGAGCCGGGTAATGTTTCATTAGGTGCGCCTCCCGAACTCGCCGCCCAATGGTTAGTATAATCAGACCAATTTCCCGTACCACCAACCCAATATCTATCTGCCATATTACTTCACCTTATTTTTTAGGACTGTAATCTGTTTTTGAGTATCTATAACTTCTTTTTCTAATTTAATAATCAATGATTGCATTTCAGATATTGTTGGTATATGAGCCGGAATATTGATATAATTCTTCCAAGTATTAAACTTTTTACTTATCAGAGTTTCAATATCTTCTTCTGTTAACGCTTCATGTTCTTCTTTCGTAAACACAGACGTATCCATATATGTTAAAGAACCATCAATAACCGTGTAGTTGTACTTGTTCGGTTATACTCTTTTCAATTTCCATTATCATTCCTTTTTTATTTCAACATTTCCAGATTCATCAATATGTAAAACATAATTTTGCGTACCTATAAGATACTCAATTTTTCTTATTTCACTACGTCCATATTTTATAATATAATTCCGCCGTTTAAATACTAATTTATCATCACTCGATAAATTAATAATAAATTTTGGTAAAGTACTTAAAATGCTTCCATTAACTTTATTCCATAACTCCATTGAAAATGGATATAATCCAAAACGTATTAATTTAGATTGATCTATTTCTTTAAATAAATTTTCTTTGCCGGTTTCAGGATCAAATTGTGGTAATGCGGAATCTTTATATTCCGCAATCCAAAAATATTTTAACATTAGCTTTCATCATACATAAATGTTACAGTTTCCGGTGTTTGGGTGCCTTGTGTGGCATCAGTCGCCACAGCAACTTGTGTTACTAACGCCTTTGAATATCCGGATGCTAAATATTGTGTTGAATCCACTGTAAGTGGTAATGATACTGTAAAACTACCCGCATTTCCAATTTTTCCTGAAGAATTCGCATAATAGGTATGTCCACTAAGTGCCCACACACCTGTTGTGGTATTTCCTGATGCATTTACATATCCATTAGATACCGGAGCCCCCACTGCACCGCCACTCATCATGGCTACCATTAATTTACCACTTGCGCCAACATTCCAACCAACGGTTCCATCAGTATACCATCGAATATTATCAATTGCTGTGAATGCACCAGTAAAATTTAATACTTGATGTTTCCAATAACTATAATTAACACCAACAGTTGGTATAATAATTGGATTGGCGATACCCGGAGTTACACTATCTGACAAACTATATCGTGAACTCGTTAATTGAGTAAAAACCGGTGCCGCTGCGGTACCCGTTATCTCATAAATTCCTGTACTTGCTACCATAATTACTCCCTCTTAAAATAAAATGCAAGTATTAGTCCGTATGCTGCAATTAACCATTCTGGCACTGCTACTTGTGTAACAACCATATATATTATTGCTGCTGTCATTCCTATAGATATAAAATCATCCGTCAATGCCTCAACTATTTCTTTAAACATATCGATACTCCTTATACTAACAATATAAATTTCATTTATAAGGTATAAAGAATAAATGAATGGTAATTTACCATTCATTGCCGGATATGATGCGTTCATAAAGTTTTAGATAATTCTCAGACATAACCCTAATTGAGAACTCTTCCGCGCGTTTTCGGCAATCCTCAGATTTAATGGTATCAACAATTTTCATTGCTGATTTTATTTCGCCCACATTCATAGTAAATAATCCACTTATTCTATGTTGTACAATTTCAGGCATAGCACCGCGAGGAGCGGTTATAACGGGTGTTCCTGATGCAAGTGCTTCTATTACGACCAATCCGAATGGTTCATTCCAAAGCAATGGTAAGACTAATGCGCGCGCATTAGCAAGAAGTTCTCGCTTCTTTTCTTCAGATATATTACCCAAATATTTTATATTTTTGCCATCACAGGAATTCATTATCGATAAAACATATGATGGATCATTAACAAATATATCCTCGCCAGCGACAAGCAGTTTATTTCCAGATTCCTTACAGGCTTGTATTGCTTCGTGACAACCCTTCATGCGCCCGATTCGGCTTAAAAATAAAAAGTAATCTCCTTTCTTTTCATTATAGGTATAATTATTTAAATCTATACCATTATAAACACATTCTAAATGAATTCCTAAAATGCCACTTGCTTCAGCACAATGCGCATTAGAAATTCCTATTAAATTCATGCGTGAAACACCCGGTGGTGGATTTTGAAAATTTACTTGATTGTGAAGCGTAGAACACACTTTTATATTTAATAATTTTAATTCATTGTAATACATATACGGAAATTTTTGATGAGAATGGCAATGAATAATATCAACAAAATTTTTTCTTAGATATTCCATCATAATTTCACACGCGGCTTTTTCATGTGCGGGGTGATAGTTTGCGTTAGCATCAACTGTTTCCACGATCTTAACTTTATCGGTTAATGTGGATCCTTTTGGCGCGAAAACCACAACTTCATTACCCATTTCTGCAAGTTCTACTGCAAGATTTCCCGCAATCGGTTCGATTCCGCCATATCCAATATAAGGATATGATAATTTATATATTGTAGGTACAAATATTCCGATCTTCATTTTTTTCTCCATTCATTAATTGTCATCATTAGTCCTTCTTCGAGTGATACTTTAGGTCTCCAATTTAGTAATAATCGCGCTTTATAAATCTCTAAACTCATCCTATCCATAGCATTAAATGTAGTATCTTTAATGTGTATAATTTCACTATTGCTATCAGTTAATTCAATAATTTTAGCGGCGATATCATTTACACTAACGTCACGTCCACTCCCCAGGTTAAAAAGTTCACCCTCTATTCTTGGTGTTTCTAAGCATTTAATATAACCATTAATTAAATCGGATATATAATATAAATCTCTTGTCTGCTCACCACTACCATGTATGGTAATTGGTGTGTTATTAAGTGCAGCATCAATGAAGTTTGGTATCATGTTAGGCTTGCTCTGCCTGCTTGAATAAACGTTGCCTGACGCCGTTACTACCGTGGGTACATGATAGAAGTCATTGTACATTTTTGCGATTACGGCTTGCATTGCTTTGGTCTTTCCGTAAACATCTGACTCATATAATGCTTTATAATCATCATTCTCAGCCACGGGTAATATCGCGGGTTTTTTCCCATAAATATGATCACTCGCCGCAACTATAACGCGTTTAATATTACCTTGTTTTCGGCAAGCTTCGAGTAAGTTGACGGTTCCTTGTACGTTAACATCGAATGCCAGTATCGGATTATTTATACATGTTGATACATGGCTTATAGCTGCAAGATGAACCACCATATCAATATTATTTACCGCGAATTCAATATCTTCATATCGTCTGATATCGCCGGTTATTTGATGCGCTAACGGATTAATTCTCTTATTCCCAAATCCGGGTAAGGAATTGTCCATGGAATATACTTCATAATTTTCAACAAGTCTATCTATAAGATGGCTTCCGATAAATCCGGCACCGCCAGTTACTAATATTTTTTCTACCATTGTTTTCCCGCCTGTAATTCTAATAATATTTTATCAAATCGTTCAGCCATTTTTTCCACACTAAAGTTATCTTCAACTGACTTTCTACAATCCTTAGGATTAATAATGTCAATTGAATTTATAAACGCTTTCATATGCGCGTAATCCCGTGCGATAAATCCGTTCGTACCACTTTCAATTATTTCGGGTAATGCACCTAAGTTAGATGCTATTACTGGCGTACCGCAAGATAACGCTTCCACGGTAGTTAAACCAAAGGATTCGTGAAATCCTACAGGGAATAAATAACATTTAGCTTTCTGCATTAACGTAAGTTTTGCGCGTTGATGCGTATGATCTTGCGGCAACGGCACATACTTAATATTGTCATGCCCTTTGATCATCTCTAAACATTCCATACCATGTTTATAATGTTCTGGATGACTAACCATATCGCCAGACATAACTAAATTAATGCCAGTTTCTATCGCTAATTTAATTGCAATCATTGGTCCTTTCGTGGGATGAAATCGTGCTAACCAAAGGAAATAATCTTCTTTATCTTCATCGAATTTATAAAAATCGGTATCTACGCCGAGATGAGCATATTTAGATGTTGCGGGTATTTTGCCGGTTGATCCGTGTTGATTCTCCCACGGCGTGCCTTCAAATCCCGTTCCACCACGTATGCCAGATTCAAATTGATTACGCGAGTTGACAATGACATTAAATGGTGGTATTGGTCGTGCGTAGTAATTACCTATCATGTAACATGCAACTTCCATTTTTTCTTTAAATGAATGTAATTGTTGCGCGACCATTTTTCCATGACTCATATCGAGTATGACATCCGAATCCATTATATCTTTTTTATAATATATATACGCTTGAAATTCTGCACCCCACTGAGCACGACCATATGTATTAGGAAGTTGATTTACTTTAAATGGATATTCAATATCATTATTTTTTACAGCATAAAGTGTAATTTCATGCCCTAATTTTTGTAGTCCACAGGCTAAATTATAAATGAATGTTTCCCCACCGTATGTATTTACCGGAGTGGGATAAGTTGTGGTTGAAATAATAGAAATTTTCATTTATATATCACCATAATCCCAAATTTTTGGTGGATGATTTTCATAAAAATGTTGAAATCCTTCTTCACTATCAGCAAAAACTTCATCTTCAAAATCACCCCAAACTTTACCATATATTGGATGTTGTGCTTCAAAATAATTTATCCATTCATACCAATCTTCATGAACGCTAGCAATTATTGTCCAACCATCATCGTGAGTTTTAGAAAATTTAATATCAGAATTTACAACATAAGGTTCAACTTCATCAGCATCTAAAGTTAGAGCACCACCTTCTGAATTAAAATCCACACCAAATATTTTTTTAATCATTACCAATCTTCTCCGCGTAAAACAGCTTCGTAAAGTTTTATATATTCCTTAGTCATAATATTTCTATCAAATCTTTTAATCATGTCAAATCTGCAATCAGCACCACTTAACGTGTTTATAGTATTTATAGCTTTCGCCATTTCATCAATAGTATTACATAAAAATCCCGTCTTGCCATGTTGGATCATTTCCGGCATAGCACCGCGATTAGTTGCTATTACTGGCGTTCCACACGCTAATGCTTCAATTACTACCACGGCAAATGGTTGATCAAATAGGGATGGGAATAATAACGCTTTAGCGTTGCGCATAAGTTCTATCTTACGATCATTTGTAACATCAATTTCATAAGAAACATTAGGCATTTTATCCATCATCGGTTTAAGTTCATTAAATGTTTGTATATGTTCAGGATGTCCTTTAACTTCGCCCGCTAAAATTAATTTAAATCCCATATTTTTTGCCAAATCTAACGCAATAGTAATGCCCTTACGATAGTCAAAACTATTAAAATAAAGTATATAATCTTCTTTTTCAAATTTAGGATCATAGTCATCAAGATTTATTCCGACATATACTCGTTTTGCATCTTTAAGATGCCCAGTATATCCGACTTGATCATACCACGGCGTTCCTTCGAATCCACTTTTACCAGATAAACCTAAGTATCTATGTATATCTGAAACACATACAATATTTTTATGTATTGTTGGATATAGGAAATGTACATTAAAGTTTGTTGCTATTGATTTTAAATGCCAATCTTGACAATAATCATGCACTGACTTGACGGCGGACCAGTCGTGGGTTATATCCACTTGATGTAAAATATCTTTATGTTTTTCTAACACTTCTATTTCACTACTGCAAACAATAAGTTTTCCTTTAGCTGGACATTTAGAACCCTCTTTAGCAAAAAGTATTACTTCATGTCCATATTTATTTAAACACTCAACTATATCCCAGATATATTTCTCGGCTCCCCCAACCAAGTTCTGGTGTACACGGGTGTTGCATTGTTGTAATTACTGCGATCTTCATTTTGTTACACTATTTCCATTCTGTATTTTTCCTTTATTCTCAAGTATATTATAAGTAAATTTCAACCATTTTTCGACATCTTTATGGGTAAAATTAGTATGATCTAATGCAAAACATGTGGCACGATTCTCACCAATCTGATAATATTTTGTCCAATCTTTTTCTATTATTTTGTATCCAAATTTCTCTGGGGTATTATAAATAGCGGTACCTGGATAACATATTAATGGATATGCGGAGAATTCATCAAAATCTAATAGACTTGCGATGGTCATATATTGTTCTATTGTTTTATCGGTATCCGCAATAAGACCGACAATGAAATATACGCGACTTATCATGTTATAACGTTTAACATTTCTAAGATTTATATCCACCATTTCAACATTTGTGTTTTTTCTTAAAAATTTTAAATTATCCGGATTCATTGATTCTATACCAATTGATATGTGTAAACAACCTGATTCCGATAATAATTTACATGTTTCATCAGTCAAATCTTTAATGTGTGCAAATGCTCTATACTTTATATTTAATTTCTTTAATTCATTTGTCAACTCTTTAATATTAGGTCGACATACAAAGTTATCATCATTGAATCTAAAATTATTATATCCTAAAGATTGTAAATATTTAATTTCTTCAATAATATTTTCAGTACTACGATATCTAATTTTTCTCCCCGCACCCATTACGACCGAGTTGCAGTGTGTACAGTTATTTGGGCACCCTCGTGAACTTAATATAGATATTACGCGCTCACCATCAAGCACTCTATTAAATTTATGTAAATCAACTAAATCCCACCCAGGAAGTGGAAGGGTATCTATATTTTCCCGGCCAATACCATTAATTATTAGTGGTATAAATTCCATATAATTTATAGAATTTATTATTTTTAAAAATGCATCCTCCCCCTCACCAATAACGACATAATCACAACCAGAATCTTTAAATGTAAATTCCGGTAATGCACTGGCGTTTGGCCCGCCTAAAACAATAATTGAATCTGGTGATTTAATTCTAATATATTTTATACATTTTTTTATATTATTATAATTTGTACAATATGTTGTAAATGAATATACATCTGCTAATGGAATATTATTTATTTTTTCATATATATCCTTTTCGGTTTTACATCCTGTCATTTCATACATTTCTATATTATCATAACCATTTTTTCTTAATGTTGATGCAATATATAAACTACCTAAAGAAGGTTCCAAGCGATCATCATCAATACCAAGACATGGTGCATTAATAAATACTATTTTCATTTATTATTTTCTCCAAATTACCGCAGCAAGATTTACAAAATTAAGTCCACTATAATGTATATTATATGTGTGCCATTCCCACTCATTACTATCAAAATTTTTAGTAATTAATTTTTGGAATGTTTCTTCATTATAGAATCTTTTATGATGGATGTGTTCGAATTTAGTATCATCCAGCGCATCACTACAAGCACCGGAGGGGTGTCTTATCGTAGAATCAAATCCGATTTTTTGTAAATCGCCGCCGCGCTCTAAATGTTTTTCGCGCGTTTCAAAACTTAAAACATACGGACTATCTTTAAGCCATTTCCATTCATTAGGAACAGATATTATAATACGATCTCGCGTTAAACGTTTACCCTCTTGCAGTACAATATCTGGATCATAAACATGCTCAAGTATGTCGCCATAAATTATTGTATCAAATGACTTGTCAGGTTTAGGGATATCTTCAGCAAAACATCGTATAAATTCTACACCCGGAATGCCCGCCCATTGATCACAATCTACCAACGTTAAACTTGTTATATTCGGCGGATTTGTAATACTATCCTGCGGTATAGGATATCGCCATTGCGCACAATCAGCCACACCAACATCTAATACATGCCCTTTTGAAAATCGCATCATAAATTCAAATCTGTGCATCATTATATCTATTATTTTCATTTTATTACCTGGGTTTTAAATACCTCAGTATTCGCGCATTTATGCGGTATATCTGCTCTTATATAATTTCTACACCAAACACACCATATATACGGGTATCCGTTAATTTCTTTAAATCCTGACATTTTAATCTTGGCTCCAATCATTAATAAATGTTTCTAATAAATTTTCGTTAGTTTTAAGATATTTAAAAACTATAACTCGGGCATAATCACCAATCACACAATGAATATCTCCAGGCATAAATGTTACAATATTGCCGGTGGTAATTATGTGTTCCTTAATTATACCATTACGTTTTATTTTCACACATATATTACCCTCAATTACAAGTAAAATTTCAGTAATTTTTTTATGTGTGTGATATGATTCTCTCGCATCTTTATTATGTAGATGGACATTTATAATTCTTATGTCATCTAAATTATAGTACGTCCTAAGTGTATTATCGAATTCTCGCATATTTGAATATTTAATTATTTCCATTATTCACTCACATTATATTTTTTACATAATTGTTTATATCGTTCATGATTTATACTACTGTCAGTTTCATCAGAAAGAAAACAAGTAAATGGAGGAATGGGATAACTCATTATTCTATAAATTTCTGCTCTACCGTCACAAGCAATTTTAGCGCCACATTCATGTATTAATCTTAAATAAAATTCTTTATTGCTTGGACCAACACGGTTGTTGTAACTTTCATCCCAACCATTTATTTGTCTTGCCATTTTAGTCGGAAAAGAATCATTTCTATTATATGAATATTTATGATCTATTATCGATCCGTTAGGTAATTGTAACTTCGGGTCTAACATAAACTGCGGCATTAACTTGAATATATCGGGATTAAAATCATCATAGAATATTGATATCGGATGTTCTAAGCTACTAGATAGTTTTGGCAAACCATAAATTCTTTGTGGTGCAGATAGGCAATATCCCGATTGATGGTATGCATAATGAATTTCCATCCAATGTGGTAACATATAAGTATAATCTCCAATTACCAAACACATCTCGCCAGACGCCTTATTTAAGCATTCGTTAAGCACGCTGCTATGAACATGATAATTAGATTGATTCTTAGGTTCGAAGTGTATGACGTTAATACCGTTATCTTTCGCCCAAACCCATACCGAATCTTTACGCTTTTTATATAATTTATCACATAATATTAACTGATAATCTTCTTTAGAAAATGTCTGATGTTCAAGACCTGCGAACAACATGTCTAATCCACCCCATCGGTGGATTGTACATAAGATAGATATTTTCATTATTATTCCTTTTTCATTAATTTTTCATATGGTTTATATTTTTTTTCTAATTTTTCTCGCCACTCAATAATTTCATCAAATGTTAACTTGGATGTTGATATCCGACAAACTGTGTGTGAATATTCTCCGGGAATTCCCTTATAGTGCGATCGACATTTTTTATTAAATTTTAAATCATATTTTTCTGAATTTTCGTAAATATCTGAACCCGGAAATACGGATAATACTGTAAAATCAACATCGAAAGGCTGTGTTCGTTCAACAAAGTCATCCATTTTCTGTAATGATTCATGTGATTCACCAGGAAGTCCAATTATAAATAATTCTTTTAAATTAATGCCCGCAGATTTAATCATATTACAAACTTTTTCAGCATTTTCAATCTCAATATTTTTATCGATAATATTTAATATTTCAGGATCAGCACTCTCAATTCCAACGGCAATTTCTATACATCCGGCTTCAGACATAATAGATATAATTTTTTTATTAAGACTTTCCACTCGCGATAAACACCGCCATTTTATATTCAATGGTGTAACTAATTCGCAAAATTCTTTAAGTCGTCGCTTATTACTTACGAACTCATCATCAAAAAAAACGAATGAATTAATATTATATTTTTCTTTAATTTCCACTATTTCTTTTATCACATTTTCCGCTGAACGATATCTAACTTTACTTCCGGGTAATTGATATTTACAGCAAAAAACACATTTTCCCCAAGAACACCCTCTAGATGTAATCATAGTAGTGCTTGGTGTTCCACGTAATTTATAATTTTCAGCATACATTTTTATATCAAGTATGCTGCGATCTGGAAACGGAATATCATCCAAATTTTCTATCCTATTTTCTTTATAAATTTTCTTAATATTTGGATAATCTTTTAATATCTGTAAACTTGCAAGTTCACCCTCGCCCACAATGATGGCATCAAAAGACATTAAGTCTTGAGGCATCAATGTCGCGTGCGGACCACCGATACAAAATTTGGAAGAAATATTATTTTTCTTTAATTCAACCATTATTTCCTTCGCTGATTCTACATTAGGTGAAGCACAATAAATCATAAAAATATCCGCCTTTATATGTGAATAATCTTTATTATTTTCCACATCAATAAATTCAATATTTTGATATCCATTTTGCTTAAAAACAGCAGAAAGTGTTAAAAGACCTAAGTTAGGAAACACAAATTTGTTTATCAGAAACGTACTCGCCGGATTCACCATGCATATTTTAATATTTTTATTTTTTATCATTTAAAATCTCCATTTTCTTACTATTATGACAATGCATACATAATGGAACTAATTTCCAATTCTTATTATTACAACCCTGTTCCTTATCCATATCTATATGATGTACTGATAATTTCCATTGTTTACCAGTTTTAGTTATGTTATCTTTTTCATCTCGACCGCAAATATAACATTTTCTATTATAATATTCCCGTACTTCTTCTCGTTTCTTTTCTGTCCATTTCTCACAATATGGTAAATGGGTAATTCCACCCTGCCAATTAGGATTATTTTCACCACGTTTAGATTCAGATAGTTTTATTTTAGTTTCTTCTGACCAATGATTACCAAAATTAGGATGATTTTCACCACGTTTAGATTCAGACATTTTCCTTTTAGTTTCTTTCGAATGCCTACTACCAATTTTAATAATACTCATTTTTTGTTTAGTTTCTTCTGAAAATTTTTTACCAAGATTAGGTTTACTATGTCCCACAATAAATTTAGGAATACCCTCCCATTTATGATATTTTTTAATGATAATTTCACCATTACAAGAACATTCACAATATAATTTAGGACATCCATCATCTAACCATTTTTGATATGATTTACCTATTACAATAATTCTTTTAACATTATGTCCTCTAATGTATTCCGATATTCCTTTATATTTATGATATGATTTTACAACAATTTCTCCACCACATCCGCATTTACAAAATATTTTATAAGGATTTTTTAACCATTCAAAATAATCATAAATCATTTATCTCTATACGTGATCATAGTATATATACTTTTCTATCAAATATATAAGGCATAGCTATAAATACTATTAAAACTAATATAGGATTGAGCGTGATAAAACATGATAGAAATACCGCCAGCAGAATATAGTCGAGATAAAGGAATACGTGGACTTATACAGATTGCAACACAATCTCGCGATAAGAATGCGCTTCCAGTAAGAATCGAAATAGTGAACAGATATTTCGCTAAGTTCAAAGCGAGAATGGCAAAACAGAACGCGCCAATAACTGACGCTGAAGAAAAAGAAATTATGTCAATACTCAATGAAATCATCCATAGGAGTGAATAAACATGTCAGGAAATCCATACTTCGGAAAACCCACTAAAGCTTTTAAAGAAGCTTGTGAATCAATACATACTGAAGATCATGTGAATCGCATGAATGAATTGCACCACACTGACTATGTGACTCCAAGACATCATAAATCAAAGAGAACAAAAATTAGTAAGTGGTCAAAATGAAACCGGAGGAGTTACGCGAATTTTTTATCGCAAAAGGGCTTAAACCTAAGTTAGTTTCATTCATCACAATTGTCGGTGATGTGAAATATAAACTGGGTAAAAATAGTCTAAAGAAATTCAGAAGATATGACGGCGGATGGACAAAAATCTGGTCAGCATACTATAAAGATATATCGATCAACGCTGAAACTGGAAAACTACATATTGAAAAGTATATAAGGTGAAATCATGAATGAAGAAATCGAAAATTTGGATATCGAAGTAAGCGTACTTCGCGAAAAGAATAGAATTCTGACTCTGCGACTTGATAATCTTACATCTCAAGTGAAGCGGCATATGGGTGTACATAATCCATGACCGGTTGGAATCTACCGCCGGGCGTAAATGAGTGTGATTTGCCCGGCAACAGACCTATAGATATTCTATGGGAAAAAGAAGCAGAAAAGTTTTGCGAAAATTGTGAACGATATGGTCATTACGGTTGCGATCACGATATTACTTATTGTGTACGTTCTCACGCATTCGAAAAACACTTCGAATCAATATTAAATCTTTATTAATTTTTTAAAAAAATATTAAATGTTGGATATTTGCATTACACCATTTTCTGTGAATGCGTTTGATATTCCATGCCGGCATTGGATGGATGTATCACACCAGATGTGGTAACCTCGATCTCTTGCCTTCTTGCAAAAATCAAAATCTTCAGAACGGCCTAATCCAATATTTTCAGGATCTTCGAAGGAAAGCGTCCATTCGAAATATGGCTTTTTTAAGTTCTTGAATACTGAAGTATGTATAAGACAACATCCCATTCCGATGAAGTCGGCTTCAACCATTTGCCCAGGTACAAAATTAACTGCTCGTTTTCCCGATGGTTGAACTTCATGCCATATTGCGGGTTCTATTGGTTGCGCTCTCGTATAATAAACACCCGTGACAATAGGCAAATTGTGTGACATTAATCGCGCGATAGTATCTGGTGGACAAATAACATCCGTATCTAAGAAGAAAACCCATTCAGCTTTTGCGTCTAACGCACTACGAACTATTTCCCCTCTTGCCATATCAATAGGAGTTCCGCGTGATACCGTAAAACTTGCAGGAACATTCACCTGAAGATTTCGGAATCCAAGACACCAATCCATGGAAACCGTATCCTTATGGGGCATTCCGATCATTACTTTTACATTCTCACTACCTAATTCCCAAGCTGCTGGCATTAATATCTCCATTCAAATAAATCTATTTTTTTCATAATTCAATTCCTAATTTAATTAAGTCATTTCTTCGTAATATTTCTAAATCCCAAGGATATTGATCTAAAAATTTATTAATTTTTTCTTGAGATTTCTTTCTCATATATCCTTTTATTTCTATGAATTGTTCCGTGGCGGGTAAAAAGAAATCCGGCGTATATGTTGAATCACCTAAATCAAAAGTTTCAATTTCATAATACCATAATATTTTATTCGCATCCAAATATTTAACATAAGCTAATTCATAAGATGATCGAAAACATACTTCACCTTGTAATGGTGAATTATAATAAAAACGTTTACCCGTAAATTTTGGCACCTTACCGAACATGGGATTTTTATTACCACGCATATTCACAGAACGTTTTAATTTAGTCTCCTCAGATTGTTTTTTACCTAAATGCGATATACGTAATTTTTCTATAGTTTCCAATGAAGCAATTCTACCTGTTGCGGTTTCGGATATTTTTTTTCTTACTTCTGGATTTTTTGCCGGATTATTTTCTCCAGCATTCCATGGTTGTTTTTTACCCGTCAAACCTTTAGAAATATTTTGACAATTTATATCAGAACGTTTTACACCTTTAAAATTATGTCCATGTATAAATTTTCGCCCACCCCAAACTATTTCACTACAGTCACCACAATTACAAATATCAAAAATGGGTGGGAATTTATCAATCATATCTAATTACTATATAGCGATTCTACTATATATAGTTGTTGATTAAAAAATAAAAGGTATTTTTTATTTCATAAATACCACATCAACTTGTGACCAAATACCGCCGTCACTTGATGCATTAGTTGATATTTTAAATCGTGTAAAGTTATTTATAACGCCTGAGGATTCATACGTATAAACTCCACCGGGGAATCGTTCATACCATGTTCCCACAGTATTATGTGATGTTCCGCTCATAGTCCACCAGAAGGTGTCACCATAAACCGATCCCTCACACGCAACATTTTCAGTAACACCTGCTGAACCTGATATTTGCGATATATTCCCATATACTTGCACGGCTCTAAATCGTCTTGAATCATATATTGGTGAAGTATAAACACCACTTGTTAATTTTGATGATGATAAAACTTGTTCCGTTTGTCTCGGTTGCTGAAGTTCCCGTACTGTAAAATGTGTTATTCCTGTACTACATAATGCCATAATTATCTCCTAAAAATTTACGTCTAAGCCATGACTGCGTTTCCGCAATATACCGGCCTAAATTGTATTATTTTAAATGTATAGTTAATTCGTATTATTTATATACCTTAACTTTACATTTTTAATTTATTCATAAGTTTCGTGCATAAATAAAAATTTGATAGTATAATTAAATTATACTATCAGATAAACTACACAATCTTAATATCCCACAATCATGTAATTTATGTTTATTCCACTTGTTTGTCCACTAAATTGTCCATTCGCAAGAATTGCCATATTTAAATATCCTGAATTATAACCGCCAGTTGCGGCAATTATCCAGGAACCACCACTTGTACCTATCGCGGTTGGTACTGTTGATGGCGTTAATACTGCGGTAATTCCAGTATTTATAGTTGTTTTTACTCTTGCGGAAGTTAACCCGTCCGTTGCAAGACTAAGAATACCGAATTCAAGTCTTAATGCGCCGGATTTCTGACGTTTATTGGCGGTATATGGTGTCCCGCGAAGGTCACCAAAAAACCTACCATCATCCATAGTGAATAAGCCCGCTCTGCCACTTGTTGACATGGTTATTCACTCCTTAATATCCGATTGCAATCCAAGAACCTGAGCAAAGTGCGGGGAAAGTTAAAGTTACCATTCCACTTGTAGTCACTTGAGTAACTACTGGTCCTGATGCTGGCATAATGGCGTTAACCGTAGTTAAAAACATTACGCAACTTGCGAGCGTGGTTGATATTGAAATTGTATCACCAATTGTGGTTGATCCAAAGTTTCCGCCAGCCATTGCCGCTGCCGGATATCCGCCACGTAACGGAGATGCACTTTTAAAGTGTTCTGTATATGTACCATCTGTCATAATTTTTTACCTCTTATAAAACTTGAAGTTTACTTCAAGTCCCTAATTTTTCCTTGCGTGTTGAATCTTGTACAGATTAACTCACCCATAGTTCTAAACAAACCTTCATCACCAAGATAGTTGATGCCGAACGGATCTTTCTTAGACATACCGGACTCAAAGTACATAGTCGGTAATGCGACTTTGAACGCGAGATAGTCAGTATCCAAGATATAGATTCTGCTTATTGTGTCCTGTACAACATCTTTTGATGGTATGATAGGAATGCCCTGGTATGTTGCAACGTTAAAGCCTGCTTCTGCACCGGGAATACCTTTTACACCACCGTATGTCGGAACGACAAGTTCTCTACCCATAAATCTCTGTTGGGCTTGGAGTGCTTGCTGTATTCGCTCAATGGTATCATAACCAGTCACGATGATCTTAGGATTAGCGCCCTTAACTCTTAACTCTGTAAGTGCGGTATCCAGCTGATCGATTGTGAAAGTTCTGTCGGTTCCACTGTTGTGATTTACATATGCGTCTGCCCATGAATTGGTTGCATCTGATCGGTCAATGCCGTATATGTCTGCATCGCCAGCAGTTAAACATCCAGACTCTTCAGACAAACTTGAACACATTCTGTCAACAGATTCGACGTTGTTTCCGGCAACAGTTGTAACGTCACCTAAAAGCATCTTATTGATCATTTCAGCATGATGTTTGCCCATTTCCTCTCTCATGACCTTCATGACATCTCCGAGACCGTCATCCTTTGTGCCTAAGAACGTTTCCATTTCAGAAGCGTTAAAGCTATGTGCAATAATCTTTGGTTTTGTCGAAAGTTCCTGGAAAGTAGGTTTAATTGTGTCTGGTAAAGTTGCGTTTTCTCCAACACCACCGCCACTTAAGGCTGCTCTATTTGTTATTACTCTCCATCCGCTTTTCTCCCAAACTATTTTTGGAAGTAAGGCGAACATATTCTGCTCTTGGTTTAATTGGCTCCACTCAAGTCTAAATAGTGATATTTTATAATGATGGGATTATTTTATCAACGCAATTGGAAACACTTTTTTTAATTTCATGTTCCCAGAATCGAAAAATTGTAAAACCATTTTCTATAAGAATTTTATCTTTAATTTTATCCTTTTCTTTAATGTTCGGTAGATTATGCCAATAATCTCCATCACATTCGATTACAATATCATCATTAATTAAAAAATCTACAGCATATTTATCAAGCATAAAAGCTTGTTGTGAGAAATCTATATTTCTTTTAATTAATTCTTTTGCAAACATTTTTTCTATTGAAGATATACGTCTATTTTTTTTACGTCCCTCTTTCAATAGTTTATCATGATATTCGCGATATTCGGGATTTTCCCGTAATTTTTTTACGGAATCACTTATTTGTTTTATTGTTTCTTGAGAATAAACACCTATTTTACCTTTATTCCAAGAATCTTTCCCTATTTTTTTATCGCTCATAATTTTTCTTATTTCAGGATTTTCATCAAGAGTTTTCTTTAAGTTTTTTATTTGGTTTGGTTTACTTTTCGATTGTTTTTCCCGATATTCGGGATTTTCCCATAATTTTTTTACTGTTTCACTTCTTCTTTTATTTGATTCTTCAGAATTTTTTATTCCTTTTTTCCAAGAATTTTTATATGAAACAATCATAAACATCTATAAGCTAATATGCATCCAAGATATTTATACCTTTTTATATCACTATATTAAAATACTTTGGCGCCAAAAATCGGATTATACACGCCAGTGGTAGTTGATAACACTGGGCTATCTGCTTTTTGCAGTTCAAGACCACGGCCGTAATAATACTCTTCCATGTCCTTTACTGTTTTAACATAGTTTCTAGCCATAATTTTTCTTTATTTCTCCTTTATTTTAATAATGCGCACCATTTGATTTCTGAGAATCAAGCACATTTAATTCTTCCCATGACATTTTGCTTATGTCTTTAAATGTTACGCTCGCGCCCTTCTCAATTGGGTGTCCGCTATCCACTTTAGGTTTTGCGGTCACTTGTGAAGGAGTTAAGCCCATACCTTTCAATATTTCTTCAACCTGCGCTTTAGTGACATTTATGTTTATGTCGCTCTTTGAAGGTGAAGATGTTGATGGGGTTGCAACTGGTGCCGGTGCGGCGGCTGATTGCTGAATCTGATCAGTTGGTGCAGGAGGCATCGGTGGTGCTGCTGGTGCGCCTATCTTGCTAAGAATCTCTTGTAGTAATGCAAGAATTTGGGACATCGCATCGCCTTGACTAGGAGCAGTCATTTCTTCTGAACCGTCACCGTTAGGTGCTGGTGCTTCAGGAGGAAAATCTGCTTTCTTAGTTTCAGTTCCTTTATCCTCTATTTTTTTACTCGTTCCGCCTAATTTGTCCTCAAGATGCGCTGCATCGGGAGTTGACTCGTTTGGGTCAAAATCCTTTTCTTCAGCCTTCTTAAGGTATGTATTTATTTCCGCAGCGGTCTTTTTTAGATCGTCTTTAGAAAATTTTGTTAAATCTACCATATTTTTTCTCCTATAGTTGTTTTAATACCCAAACGGGCTATTAATATAATTTATTTTTTTCTTGCGCACTTTTCAGTTTCGCGATTTTTATTTCGATGTTCTTCCATTTCTTCTTTACGTTTTTTCCTATCAGTTTCATCCAAATATTCAGGTCTTTCCCATTTAGTAATTGCTTCAATAATTTCCGCAGACTTACCAATAGGTTTTATTTTAGTATCTTCATCATCTTTCGGTTTTTTTCGTGCAGCCTCTAATTGTTTTTGTCTTGGATCTTGTTTTGCACCAATAGGTTGTTCAGACTTTCCGATCGGTTTTATTTTGGTATCTTCATCGTCTGCTTGCTGGCGCCTTCGCGCGGCTTCCATTTCTTTTAATTGCTCTGGTGTTCGTTCGGCTTTTTCGACATCTTCGGAATCTTCTTCCTTTTTATCGGCTTCAGCTTTACTATTATTACGCTCTTCTAATCTTCGCTCATAACCGAGCATTTGTAATTTTCTGGCGGCACCCTTTTCGACATCGCAAATTGAACAGGTGTGTTCCGATTTAACTAGTTTATCGTCACCCTCAACTACGACATTTCCGCCTTCTTTTTTACATGATGCGATAATTTTCTCAATTGCAGATATGTCCGCTTCACCATCGCGCATCCATCCTTCCATAACTTTTTCAAATTTATCAGTAACATCAGGACAGGTTGCAACTTTATTTATAAATTCCTTCAATACTTCATTAGCGTCAAAATATGTATTGCTTGCGTTAAATTTTTCTAATATTGCCCACGCTTTTACCTTGTCATTAGGTAAGTATTTCTCAATGCGGGGATCATACACTTTGCTAAGACTTTCCTTTTTTTCTTTCAACTTATCAGCATATGTTTTAACATCTTTTTCTTCTTGTTCTGTTGGCGGAAAATTTCCAGATTCACGACCAACAGTATCATGAGTTTTTGCTTTTTGAATCTCAAAGGTGTTATCATCCTTTAACACCACAGTATCTCCGGTTTTTGCGATTCCAATAATATCTTCTGCAAGTATAAGTTCTATCATAAATTTTTCCTATATTACTAATAATATAAATTTCATTTATAATCCTATAAAAATATAATAGGATTATCACTAAAAGTATGAATTTCATTTATAGTGGATAGATTATATAATATCCACGATAAGTATAAAAATAATAATTATATTTCTACAGTCATTCCGGCGCGATCATAAACCATTAAATAATCGCCAACGCTCAAGGTTTTCTGTATTTCTGGAACGGTTTGTTGCAATTCATCTGTCTCCAGTATTTTATATGCTGAATTTTCTGTATCCCATAAATCAATAATAACTATTGAATATGCTTTTTCTTTTGGGTATAATTCTTGATTCATAATCCGAAATCTCCTAATATCTTTTTAGTTTCTGGTAATTCACGTAAATCTTCCATTCGCGCTTTTCCAACCGCAATATTTGAATAAATATTTAAAGTATCCTCAATATTAGCTTTTATTGTCGGGTTAAGCTCTTTTGTATTTTTATATAAAAGTATGTGACTTGCATTACCAATCTTATCCATTAACGGCGTTCTTATCTGTATCTCACCATAAATTCCCGGTTCATATTGCACATTTAAATGATATGCACGATAAACACCTTTTGGTGAACTAATATAATCTTCCTTAATTATAATTTTATTACCATACATTTTTTCTAATTTTTGTACAGTATTATATATGCCAGCAACATCATTCACTTCAATTCGCATTCCAAATATGTCCTGCATATCAGAAATTTTATAATTTTTACGTTTCATCTTTTCAAGTATTGAATATTTATTTTTTATGCGATATGATGTATTTGCACCCGTTAAACTTAATACCCGCTTAAATTCATTTTTTGCGATGGGTTTATATTTACTAATAAGATTTTCTGCCATATTCGCATCTTCGGATGAAAATTTCATAGTAGATTTTATATTTTGTTCAATTGTAGAAACTTCTTGTGCAAAATGTTGTCGCTCACCAGTTTCATAAAATAATCCACCATGCTTACCACGACTAACTTTAGTTCCTTGCGGTGCCTGTTGTGGATTTTTTACATAAACCTTCGCTTTTTGAATATCATCAAAAAATTTACCCATAAAATCATTTATTATTTTAATGTCGTCACGGCCGTATGATAGTTTGGTCTGCATTAGAACACACCCATTTTCCTTAATATGTTTAAACGTCCTTCTTTATATTTATAGTTTGCTGAATTAATAGTATCCACCGGGAACAAATATCTATTCGGTATTTTCGCCTGACTTCCACCAATTAATTGTCGATAATCTTCCGCTAAAATTTCATCGAGCTTTTCATGTACTAAATTAAAATCAGTACCATAATGATCGTGTAAATAGGTCGCATATTCTATAAATTTGTTAAATTCAATTTGTTGAAAATCTTCTTGATTTTTAATATCTTTAAGATTTATAAATTTATGGACCTTGGTGTGACCAACTTCATGAATTATGGTTGTAGCACGCTTATCCTCAATCCCAAAATCTAATTCATCTTCAGAATATGATGCCGCTAATAAAGCTTCTTTTGTTTCATTATTCCATTTATTAATTTCAAAATCATCCGCAGCAGGTAAATAAATATTAGTGGGATCTCTTGAACTAACAAATGCAAACGCATCCAGCATATTTAACGGTAATAAATTAAGTGTGGCACCACTTAAATCAATTTTACGATCTTTAATAAGTTTTTCAATATAAACAGATGATATTGGCGTCGCTTTTTTAATATCTTCATCATCCATCATTGGCATTATTTTTAAAAATTCTGGGGAATCTATATTTATTGTTTTTATATTTTGTGTTTTTGACGCGGTAGGTTTTGATCTCTCAATGTCATCGCTCATATAATACTGGCCGCCGCGTTTACCCTCTTGTAGTTTGACGCCCGGCGGTGCTTCAGCAGGATTCTTTACATAAACTTTAGCTTTTTTAATTCGTGTATTGAATGATTTAATCCAATCTGCACTTTCATCACCAATATCTAAAACTATCGTTTTCATGCAAAACCCCCGGTATATAAATCAACAACACGATCTTTACCTATTACTAAAATTTCTCTTTCATATCCCATATATGCATGTGACATAAATGTTGACCAAATATCATCTTTAGGAATTGTAGATTTTAATACTATACCTGATTTAGAACCAATTTCAAATCCTGCAAACTTTTCTGCAACGGTATTTTTTAATGTCCATGAACTTAATGAATTTGATTTTACTAAACAAGTTTGTATTAAATTTCTCATTAAATCCGATTTTATATTTTCCACCTCTCTTTTTTCTGTGCCACGATATATAGTAATTTCATTAGTATTTGGAAACATAACATCTAAAAATGATCTTGTTAATTGTTTTTGTATTTTAACATAATTATCAACTAATTCTTGCGGATATTTACCGTGTAATTCTTGAAGTTTTGTATCTATATCATTTACTGCATCATGATATCTAATTTCACCGCCAAATTGTCTTTTAATCGAATCTTTTAATAATAATGCTAAATCAGATGAACTTGATTGTTCCCAATCACTCTTAGACTCCGTATGAAATTCATCAAATTTACCATCATAAAGCATATTATAAAACTCATTTGTTGCCTCTATTACAATTTTACTACCCATATCATTTTTCATTATGTCATTAACATAATTTTTAAATTGTTCATTTAAAACAATTTGTCCGGTTTTTTGAAAATTATCAATAATAGGTGTCAAAAATCGAATATATGGTAATCTATCCAATGCAATTTTATAACTATTAGCATCATCCCGACGGTTATCTATTATATATTCCAAACCAACTAAATCTATTCTTTTTGTAATTAACTCCCTAACATAAGGACTATCCTCATTATGTACCATTATATGCAAGCCATTTTGATCTATTCTTTTCGCGATCATTGCTCTTATTATTCGATGTTTATCATTAATCAATTTATATAAATGTTCCATATCACATCGATGAGCGGCATTCCATCTTATTAAACTATTTTGATCTTCAATCATTAAATTTGCAAAATTGGTATTTAATTTTATTCCTTCAAGTGTATTTTCTAAATTAAGCGATTTTAGTTTTTGTATACCTTCTGAAGTTTTTAAATTATTTTCAATATATTGATTTAATTTCGGTAGATATTCTTTCGATCCAATTTCTCTCTGTGGTTCAGATTCTATATGTTGTTGTCCACTTTCATAATAATAACCACCCTGCGGACCCTCCTCAACTTTTACCCCACTTGGTGCATCAGAAGGATTTTTCACATAAACTTTAGCTTTGTGTATCATATTTCACGCAAAACCTTAGTTCCATTACGATTTATATGATATACAGTTTTATATTTATCTGTATGGCCATCAATTAAGTTTAATTGTTCCAATCGCCACAACGAATCAACCATACCTGAAGAAGACATTTTATCATTATCTATGGTAATGTCACCATTTCGGAAATAACCTAAAACTTGTATATCATGATGTGATAAATCAAGATGTACTAAAGACTTTTTAATATTATCCGGATGTATCTCAATAGTCCAGCTTCTTAGAATATCTCCGGTCTCATCATCAAATGACATAATTTTTAGAAATTTTGCCTCTTTAATATCAGTAGTTATTACGCCTTCAGCCGTTATAAACCTTTCTATCTTCATTTCAACCACTTTCCAACAACATGTTTCTTAAAAAACGCCCATTTTAATGGATGGTTTGCAGCTAATTGAATTAACTTAACCCGTTTCGAATCTTCACTGTATCTTAAAATTCGATCAACCGTTTGATAGAATTCAGCAAAAGTTTCACTATTATTTCTATTTGCATATTCTTTAATAGAATATCCCTCGGTTTTCCAGATATCATACCACTCATTACGAAGGTTGTTAGATTTTAATTCTTGCTTCATTAATGTCCGATATTTTTTCCATTGTTTTTCCTCAAACGGGGTTATATCTAAAGCGCGGTTTTCTTTTAATCGATGTAATATACCGTATAATGCACCATATCCCTTATCATAATACGTTAAATTATTTGTATGCATATCTTCCATAAGACCTAATTCACGCACATAATTAATATCATCTAATATTTTTTCTATATTTTCAGAACTAATTAGTACATTATGATTTTTAAGTATTTCGACCATTTTACGATAGTCGTCCACACTATCAATATCCACAATACTTTTAATTGATGGATCGGGTATTGCATCAACACTGCTCATTATTCGCTTATAAACAAAATGGCCGACTTCATGGTGTAGAATTCCCTCCATTTCATAATCATCATAAATGTGTATTTCATTTGAAACATAATTAGCGGTGCCACCATAAGATGAAGTATGCTCTTTACCGTCACGATCTTGCCAATTAAATTCCTTAATGTAAGTTTTACCTAAGAATTTTATTACTGGTTTGTCGCTTTTTAAAGATGAAAATTTAAATGAATCGGCACACTCTAAAACCTTATTACCAATATCTGTTGGTAGATCATTAACACTAACTAATATCCGTGCCGCATTCACATCAAAAACATCATATTTGTCAGATAATTTTGTAATATCATTTTGTATTTCTGTCGAACCTTTATAATAAGGTGTCGCTTTTAATTCTTCATAGGATTCAATTCTGGGTTTTAATAAAACTATCTCAGATACATTCTGTCCATCAATAGTGACTATACCATCAAATCCCTCCGCTTTAAGTGCATCACTTAAATTTTTACCAGTTAAATTACCATAAAAACTGGATAGACGTTGTTTCCAATCCTTCCAATCTAAAACTAAAGGATTGTATAAAATTTGTGCTGATTTCTTCCATCCTGGCGGCACCACAGTTTCATTCATACCCATTTCATCAAGAATAACATATTTACCTTGCGGTTCAATATCTTGTCCGAATCTACCACCCATATCTGGCGCTTTTTCAGTATTATGCATATATGGCACTAATACTTCTTTGCCGGTCTCAAAGTGTAATAACTTATCATAATTATCATAAATTCGGGGATTAAGTGCATCTAAACTTCGTTTTTCTTTCGGTGCTTCTTGTTGAGCTGGTTGTCGCACTTCAGTTTCATAATAATGCCCGCCATGCGCGCCCTCTTGAAGTCTTGCGCCCAGTGGTGCATCAGCAGGATTCTTTACGTAAACTCGCGCCTTCTTAATTGATATGATAGACTGAAGCCAAGCAATCTCCTCGGTGCTTGGATCACCCATAAGTTCAAGGTGTTGGTCTAAAGCTTCTTGTGTATAACTCATATTTTCTTCTCTCTATATTAGTTTAATAGTATATATATCTTTGCTTATAAAGACATATACACCACATCTGGTCCGCCGGGTGTCCAATTCTTTTCTCTTCGTACTTCTTTGAATCCAAATTTTGCATAGTATTCTGGAAGTCCATGATCTTGTCCAGGTAATTTATCAAAACAATCTAATCGTCTACCACCCCGCGTAATAGCTTCAAGTAATGCTTTTTTGCCCTCACCGGCACTTAATGAAAAGACATTTATAATTTCATCTCCGTTTAATGCTGCACCAGCTAATTTATTTTTAGTTAAAAAAGTTTTTACACCCATACTCTTCATTTCTGCTGGGGTATATGATGATAAGAATGGTTTTAATCCTTCCGGCACATGGCTTTTAACGGCTTCGAATTCACTAGGATCAACATCTATAATTTCAATGTGTTTTGCGGGTTGTGACGTAACTTTTGGTGTTTCGGTTTCTTTTTTACCCGTAGTTTCGCGTAAATATTGTAAATATTTCGATGCAACATCTCCAGTATATGACGGTCGATTCCATAATCGTCTAACAACATTATCGCCACTAGTATGCGCGGTCTGCATAAAATTATCTATTGCTATAATTTTGTCTTTACGATCTTTAGCTGTATTAAGTTTATTTTGAACGTCTTTAAGTGCGTCAATTACTTTTTGATGTGCGTCTATAACATTACCAGTAGAATATGCGGATTCAACATCACTATTAACAACACCCTCATAAAAAACAAGAACATTAGGTAATCTACGTTTTATTACTTCCGCAACTTCATTAACCTCATTATCTGAAGCTTTACCGGTTGCTATTTTTCCATAAGTTTCAAGTAATGGTAAAATTTCTTTATTATATCCAACACTATGATCGTATAATTGTTCACCAACAACTTCACGAATGGGTTTTATATCTACTTTAGGTGCTCGCTGCTCATGCTCAACTTTTTGACGTTGTTTGCCACCCAATTCCTCAGTTTCATAATACTTACCACCCTCAGGACCGACATGTATTTGAAGCCCGCTCGGAGCTTCAGATGGGTTTTTTACATACACTCTCGCTTTTTGAACTTTTTTATTATCTAATTTTTCTTCAATTCGAACCATCTCAACATGTTCTTTTGCTGTTAACGGTTTTCTAGAACCATCGGGTGCAACAGATTCTTCCGTATCATGATCAATTAATAATCCACCACGGTATGTTACATATTTATTAATTTCAATTGCATAAAGTTGTTTATTGGCGTCATCTTTAGTTGGATGTGTTCCTAATTTTTTACCCGCTTCAGAATAAACACAAAATTTATCTCCACATTGATGTACGTATTTGGTAATTGGAATTGCTTTAATTAATGCCTTACCGGAACCTTGCGGCGCATCCGCAGGATATTTAACATAAACTCTGGCTTTCTGAACTTTAAGTCCTTTAGCTAATTTGTTGACTTGCGTAATTAAAGCGCCAGGATTAGCCGGTGTGGAAACTATAGAAAATTCCCAAATTTCAATATCGGTCAACAGATTATAACATCCATTTTGATCACATACGGGTGTCTTATTTCCTGCTTTTCCTCCAAGGCTGTAACCGGAATATTCCCCTGACTTAATTGCATTCCAAATATCATCATCACTTGGAAATCTGGAATATATTTTAGATGTAAGGTATATTCCGGGTTGACCCTCAGTAGTATTTAAAAATTCTATCTTTATAATTTCCCCACAATTATGATTGGAATGGGAATCCTGTATAGGAATTTTATGACCCATTGCTAATAATCTTTGAATTACAGGTTTAAACTCATCTATATTTATAAAATCTCCCTGTCTGTCAATAATTTGTATGGATCCCCACCCAGAAAAGATACGCTCTTCTTTATTAATTGTATCAATCGATCCTTTAATAATAAGATTATTCATAATTCAACACCTAATTTAACTAAATCTGCTTTATATAATATTTGAAAATTACAAACATACATATTTAAAAATTTATTTATTTTATCTTGCGCTTTTGGACGCATATATCCTTTTATTTCAATAAATTGTTCAGTTACAGGTAAGAAAAAATCAGGAGTATAAGTAGTATCATATAAATCAAAAGTTTTTATTTCATATAACCAAGGGATATTATTTTCATCTAAATATTTTGCATATGCTAATTCGTACGAACTCCTTAGGTGTATTTTACCTTGTAGTGGTGAATTATAATAACACCATTTTCCATGACTCGATGCTGCCGAAGGTGTAACACCATATGTAGGACTATTCTTTCCCGACATTTTTTTACTATGTTCTTTAGAATGTATAACTTTTTGATATTTTTCTGAAGCCTTTAATCCAATACCAATATTTGCTTTATGTTCTTCAGTAAGTTTCCTATCCTTACGGCATTCCTTCTGTCTTTCTTTCCATTGATCAGAAGTCACAGACGCTTTATGTTTTTCTGAATTTTTTAATGATTCTGATATCTTTAATCTGACTTCGGATCGTTTAGATGGGTTATTATCTCCCGCAAATTGCGGACATTTAATACCTTTATTCCACGGTGCTTTACCAATTTTTTTATCAGATTGCTTTTTTCTAATAGCATCATCTATAGTTATGGCATCAGGAAATATTTTTATATATTCTTGAAAAGAAATATTATGAATTTTTAAATGACTATAAGTTATCGCTTGTAATTTCTTATAACAAATTTGACATTCAACCATAAATAAGTACCATATTAATTTTAAAGTATTTAATTGTATCTATCATTATCAATTTCATTTATAAACTATAATAAATTTAATAGTAGAAAACTATATATAGTAATAAAACAATTAGGTATATACTATGACAAGACGAAGATTATCAACAATAATGTCAAAAAGACATCCACAGTGGGATCTATTTGTAATGTTATTAGATATGCAATTAGATTATCAAGAAGATAAAAAGGGTAAAGCAACTTGGAATTGTAAATGTAACTTAGATGGCGTAAAAGAAATATTAAAATTCATGTCCATGGATATTAAAAAATCTATAAAATATCTTGAAGATAATGGCGGATTTTGTGATTGTGAAGTAATGATGAATGTCGTACAAGAAGAGTAAATTTATTTACTCATTCGTTTTTTTATAAATTGCCCCGCTTTGGATTTTCCTTCATTAAATGCTGGCCGCATAAAAGGCTTCGGTTCCGTGCCCTTTATTGACATATTTTTAGCAATCGACCAAGCAATACCTAAAATATCCGCATTATAAGATTTACCATTTAACATGGTGGTCTTATTCTTGCGATAAGTCAACTTTAAGTCTGTTTTCTTGCGCCACAACCAAGCATAAATAGCGGTAACCGGCGGGAAATGTGGCGAACTGCCCCATTCGATATAAGGCGCGTAATCCGCAGAATATCCAACTTCTTTATGTAAAAATTGTTCCTTGTCTACCACTAACGAATTTGCTAAAAACCCAGTATCAAAAGCGCCGTCCTCATCTCGTAAATTTGAGTCTGAAGTAGTACCAATATAATCCGCAATATCATTTAATGCTAAATCTAATTTCTTTTCAATCGCTTTTTTAATTGCATCATATAATTTTATATTATTATCAAGTTTAATTGTCAATTTAGGCATCACATGTATAAATTTCATTTTTAAATCGATAACTATAAATACTATTAATACCAATAGTACAATATGATAGAACTAAATTTAGAGATAGCAAAAGAACTTGCGCGAATGAACACGAACTATCAGGAAAATATATATCCAGTGCTTCGTGTTCTTATGGACGCAAAGGCGGCGATGTAACTATGGCAAAAGCAAATAGAAAATCAAGAACTAAAAAGACTCACACAAGAACACACAACCATCTTACGATTAGTAAGCTTGGAAATCAACCGACAGGCACCAATACTGCTGTAAACATTAAATTAGCTAAGAGGTAAATATGTGTAAAGGATTAGCAGTAATTGCAACAAAAATAAACAATAAATGGATAGTATATGCAAAACAACATGAGTCATCTCATGATAAATTATTGCATGAGTTAGATGACGGATTACGATACGGCACAACACCACATCTAAAATTTGAAGTTATTTTTCCACATCAAATAAAAGATGACCTTCCACAAGATATTAATTATCCGAACGATTGGGTTGAAATACAATTTGGTAAAAAAATTGCATGTGTTGCTGCACATGATGCCGTATCATCATATTTAAATTCTCATCAAGAATTATTACAATTTAATACTAAAATGCTATCTAATGCCGACTTACAGTATGCAAACTTAGGGAATGCCGACTTACGGAATGCCGACTTACAGTATGCAAACTTACGGAATGCAAAGTTACAGTATGCCGACTTACGGGATGCCGACTTATGGAATGCCGACTTACGGAATGCCGACTTACGGAATGCAAAGTTACAGTATGCCGACTTACGGAATGCCGACTTACGGAATGCCGACTTACGGAATGCCGACTTACGGAATGCCGACTTACAGTATGCAAACTTATGGAATGCCGACTTACGGAATGCCGACTTACAGTATGCAAACTTAGGGAATGCCGACTTACGGAATGCCGACTTACGGAATGCCGACTTACAGTATGCAAACTTAGGGAATGCCGACTTACGGAATGCCGACTTACGGAATGCCGACTTACGGAATGCCGACTTACGGTATGCAGAATATAGTTTATATACAAATATTGAAGATAAATATAAAAATACTATGATTTTAATGGAGATATAAACATGGATAGAATAGTAGGAAGAGTATTTAACCCAGAACATATTGCAATAATCGAGTTGGAAGTGCCGGATCCCAACTTTCCAAGCAGAATTCACGGTATTTCATGTCGGCATTGCGACGCCACACTAAGTTATGACGCTGATTTAATGCTTGATCATCTGCAAAATAAGCATGGAATAGCACTAAAAAACATGCTAAAACACTGATTTTAGTGCTAAAAACGTCATTTTTTACTCATTTTTAACTTAAAAACGTCATTTTTTACTCATTTTTAACTTAAAATGCCCTCACAAGTCCACTTCTACATGAGATGTGGGGCTGAAAATCCCGATATTCCCACTTAGGACCATTATATCGTAAACTATTTTCTTTTATTATATCTTTTAATCTTTGTAATGATACACCTTTTCCATTACTTTCAGCATTAACTTGTTTTTCAATGTCTAAACAAGCACTTGATGTTCTAGAGTCCCTTTTTATTGCCCACTTATATAAGTTTTCACCATCTGGATCACTCTTTTGGAACGATATCTCTCTTCCAGTCATCGCTGCAACATGGGATTCCGTACGCGCGATACGTTCCAATCTATAAGTTTCATGGTCTGCAATTGATCGCATATCTTTAACGATATTAGGTATTGAATACTTTTTAGGATCAGTAAAACTACGCTTAATTATTTCATTAAATTTTTCTGAAGTCGCCTTTGATAAATTTTCGTATGATTTCCATAAAACATTTCTTGATGTAATCGCGTGTAAAGCCGCTTTGTCAATTTTACTAAAATCAATGGCTTTTCCGACAAGTTCCCCCACATATTTCTGTCCTTCGCGATATGACATCTCAAGATGCCTACGGGTATGTGCTTCCATCTTAAAAATGGCGTCATCTAACACTTTTTTAACGAAACGTTCCTGCTCGACACCCGCAAATTTAACGGGATTATTAAGTATTTTAGCTATTTCTTCTTCAAAAATTTTATTTAACTCGTTTTTGAATTTTTTTACTTGATAAGTGTCGGCTTCTTGCCCATCATACTTTAAAATTTCAAGTTCATCATCGTGGTTTTTTTTTAACTCAATGAACTTATCTTCCATCTTCTGAATATTATCTGGTACACCTTGTTTATATTCCCACCGTTGTGAAACATCATGCGTTCCTTCTCTATAAATTTTTATCTTACCACATTTTGAACATTTTTGATGGTGATCATTCAGACTACTCATATTATTCCAATCATGTTCACATTTTTTAGTAATGTTAATGTTTATACTACGTCCACCAGCTTTATCCACTTCTTCTGGCTCGTCTCCAAGCATATCTCGATAGTTTGTATGTAAGTGTTGAATAAGTTGTCTGGTTTCGCTTAAATCACTCTGAAGTGACATCGCATGACCCGGATTTATATCTTTTGATTGCTTATATTCTTCAAGTAAGTTATCATAATGCTCGGTGGTATTATGTAAAAGCGCCTCTATCCGTTTTCGCTTATTTTCATCCGTTCTTGGCCGCATATCCTGATAGGGACTAGGTTTTTGCGTATCATAATAAAACGATCCTCGTGGACTTCGCAACACTTTAGCGCCCTGCGGCGCTTCTTTCGGATGTTTTACATAAATTCTTGCTTTTTGAATGCCCATTTTGATATCACTATCATTAAAGGTGTCATTTTCATTACCTTGTTCTGGATTTGATGTAAATCCTCCACCAGGTTCATTAACCCCGCCGTCTGGATTGGCAGGTTGTCCGCCACTTTGATCTTGTGACTCACCCGAATACTTGAAATCGAACACATCCTCTTCACCAAGGTCAACTTTGAAGCCCATTTGCAACATTGATTGGGCAATACCGACTTTTGTTTGCTGCTCATTCAATTCACGCTGCATATTTTCTTCAAATGGCGATCTTAAAACATAACTCCAATCATTAACATTCAACCAATACAACAATTCCGGCATTATATGATCGTTATATACTGCTATTCCTGATTCGGCAGCCATATTTGTAATATCAATTTGTGTTGAATCTGCGTTTAACCCCCCCGCGCCCGCGGTATCACCAATAAATATGTTTGTAACACCATACATGGACGCAATAGTCCGTCGGATTTCATCACGCACTGGTATATACTGCATCTCCTCAAGCGTATCCATAAACTTTATGAATTCCATACCCGAACCAGTACCATTTCCTTCACCCTCTAGGAACATTTTGGGTATGTAATGTGGATCTTTATTAAGTTTATCGTCCACATCTTTCCAAAATTCATACGCTGAATCCGGATTAGATGTTTTCATGGCGAGAACACCTTTAGGAAGGTGGGCTTCGCTGTATGATCGGTAAATATACTCAACCATATTAGTTAGCGTTAAGGTATACTGCCATAATGTAACGATGGGACTGAAACCATAAAGACTGCTGGGGGAGTATTTCGAATTACCACACCAAATATGAACGCCATTTCTTCTAACCATTATAACACTATTAGGTACGGTACAACAGTAGACTTTTCCATTGTAATTTAATTTATTAATTACTTTAGTTTTAATTCCTGGTTCACCAGAATATTTTATAGTATCTATACCGGATATATTTACAATATAACAAATTGGTGAATTTCTGAAATATACATCTCGACCTTTAATTTGAGTATGTCTATCTTCTTCCGACAATACTCGTAATGTAAGTTTTGAAGTATAACCACATTTTATAGATAATTCACACATATCATTTGCCATTTGTTTTGATGAGCTATAATAATATCCATATCCATTATGTATTCTTCCGTCACCCAAAAGTAGTGCATTAAATAATATTAATAACTGTTCTTTTGATAAATTAAATAAATTTCGTGGTATAAATTTATCTTTTGCTTTACCAAATTGTTCAAGATATAAAAATAATTGTTTATTAGATAATCCAAATCCCACATTATCTTTATACCAATATGCCGAAATTTGATTTAAACAATTATTAATTTTTTCATATTTTTCTGGATTCACTTCTTTACTTTGTGATATACCAATATGATATCCACCTGCACTATAACTACAACTACCCTCACTTAAATAATAACCTAAAAACTCCAACCACAAATTCATGGGTATTTTTATATCATCAAATCTTTTATTTAAGAATCCTAAATTATCCTTTTTATCTATATTAGGTAAAATGAAATGTTCTTGTTTTTCTCCCACCCATTCACAATCCTTTTTAAAATGATAGGAATGTTTATTTAAATTTTGTGCTTCTATAAATTCAAAATTATCTCCATGTTGTTTTTTAACATACATTCTATGATTTGGTGTTACACATAAATTAACACGTCTAGAATTAATATTATACATTTCTCCATTATAATCATAAGATTGTATTTCTGTTGGTTTTTGATATTCTAAATTATTGTTTTCTTTATTTAAAGTGGCGACCACATCATCATTATTTAAATCCTTAAATAATTTAAATCCATCTTTCGTAAGAATTTCTGTTTGATCATCATAACAACAGTGGATGACTTCATCACCGATATAATATGCTGTAGGGTTGTCACCGCCGCCTTCCACAGATACATAATGTACCTCGTATAATTTTCGATTACACTTAGGACATCGTAATTCTTCTAAATTACCATCAGATATTTCTTCAATAACATCACGATGTCTAAGACAACATGCCCATTTTCCTCCCGGTTCACCTAATTCATCAACAACCAATCTCATTGTCACCGGATTTCCCCGCAAAATTTGATGTAATGTTGTGAGTTTTATATCCCCATCCGCATTTTGCCAATATTCCTTAATTCCGACAAGGTAACAATCGTCATACACATTCAAATCATCTTCAAGTTGTTTTAAAAGATGTATTAATTTTCTTTTACCCATTTTTGCGGGATCATAAATATTACAAGTTTCAAAAAATTTCTCTGCACGTTTTATTTCCAATTTATTCGGTATGTCAATGTTTGTCGATCCACAACTATCACAAACTCGAACGATATCCTCGAATTCTTTTAGACAATCTGTACATTTTGCCTCAAAATTACGTTCCCATTCAAATCCACGTCTAAAAATACTTTCACGCAATCTCATGGTTGCGATTTTTATTGCTGGGGAATTATCATGGACATATTTTAAAAGTGGGATTGTAGGAGTAACTTCCGGATGTTTTATTCCAGGTCGCTGATTAAAAAATACTTCATATAATGGCTTTTTTGTTAGACGCGTATCTTTGGAAATATCGTATGCTTTGGTAAAAACATTTACGAATTTGTTAATTTGTTCTTTTACTGCTCGGAATGCCATGATATCACTTTAATTATTACTAACAATATAAATTTCATTTATATAGACTTATAAATTTATTTGTAAGTATTACTATATAGTTAAACTACTATTTATAGTTATCGCTATATCGATAACTATAAATAGTAATAAAACTATTAAATAAATAATGAACAAATTTAAAATTGGAGATATTGTAGAATTTGGAAAAGACCCTAACGCATCATTACCAAATATAGAAGGTGTTGGAGAAATACTTGCGATGGCAAATGATTTTCCTATGATGAAAAGTTGGATTGTTCTTATAACAAGACGAGATACAGAATTTCTTAAAAGTAAACCAGAAAAAGCCTTGATAATTTTTGATGCACAAATGAGATTATTGGAGAAATAATTATGTCAGATGGTGTAAAACATATATTTTTTGTTAAAAGGAAAGGAACCTGTACCATAGGTTATACTGCACAAGATTTAGAAAAAATATCTTTTTATTTTCAAAATAGAAATATAATAAGAATTATAATAACATGGATTAAATTTAATTTTTTTCGCAGAAAAGCATATGTATAAATACTATAAAAGCATACTAAGATATATTATGACCACAACTATAGGACTAATTTATAATGAGGGTATAATACTTGCAAGTGAACATCGCGCCACAATGGGGCATTTTATTGCCAGTCAAGACGCTCAAAAGATACACCAAATTACTGATAATATTGGGTTAACGATGGCTGGTAGTGTTGGAGACGCCCAAAAATTGGTGAAGTGGATGCGATTTGAAGCAGCAACATATAAATATCAGCACGGTGCATCAATTACAGTAAAAGCCATCTCTAATATAGTTGCCAACATTCTAAATAATGCAAAAAGTTTTGAAGTAGGATTCATTATAGGTGGAATTGATAAAACGGGTTATCGACTATACTCAACCGATGCATACGGTGGTTTAATAGAGGAAGAAAAATTTGTATCAACCGGTTCCGGTTCACCCATGGCATATGGCGTTC